AGTTTAATTTAAAACATAAAGTTCAATTAAGAAATGAATTTAACTTTGGAAGTATTTTTGAAGAAAAAGAAAATTCTATTACAAAAAATTTAATTGATAAGTATAGATTAGATAACTCTCCTGACTACACTTGTATTTATGGTATTGATGTAGAAAAAAATTCTCAACAATTAATATTAGAGTATTCTGATAAAAGATTAGTTCAACAATTTTTAAGATTAGAATTAAAAAATAATGAATATGTTATTTTTCCATCTACATTAAATTATTTTTTTAATAAAAATACTTCAAATAAAATAAATACATATTTAACTACAGCGTATAGTATAGTGCGGTATTAAAAATGTCCGATGATTTTCATTATTGTTGGGTGTTTAAAAAGGGTTTACCAGAAAGAATATGTGATGAAATAATTCAATATGGAAAAGAAAATAATAATCAAGAAAGAACTGCCATTACTGGAGAATTTGGACAAGATAGAGATATTAATAAAAATCCTTTAACTAAAAAAGAAACAAAAAAATTACATAAATTAAGAAAGTCTAATGTATTGTGGATGAATGATCCATGGATTTACAAAGAAATACATCCTTTTATAGAAAATGCTAACATAGAAGCAGGATGGAATTATCAATACGATTGGTCCGAAAGTTGTCAGTTTACTAAATATGAAAAAGGCGACTATTATGATTGGCATTGTGATTCTTGGAGAGTGCCTTATAAATCTGGAAATTTTCAAAAAGGAAAAATTAGAAAGTTGTCTGTTACGGTATGTCTGTCTGATTCAACTTCTTTTAAAGGTGGTGATCTTCAATTTGATTATAGAGATAGACATCCTAAAGAACCTAAACCAATACATACAGTTACAAATGTAATTAAAGGTTCAATAATTGTTTTTCCCTCTTGGGTATGGCATAGAGTAACGCCAGTTACAAAAGGAGTTAGACATAGTCTAGTGATTTGGAGTTGTGGGTGGCCATTCAAGTAATAGATAATTTTTTAAACAAAAATGAATTTAACAAAATTCAATCGTGTATGACTAGTAATTATTTTCCTTGGTTTTATTGTGATCATGTATCTAATAAAGATGAAAAAGATAAATTTTATTTTACACATAATTTTTATCAAGATTCAAAACCACAAAGTTCTTTTTTTACTATGTTAGATAACCTACTAAATAAATTAGAAATAAAAAGTTTAATTAGAGTAAAAGGAAATTTACATATAAAATCAGATAAAATAAAATATAATAATTTTCATACAGATCTTTCATTTACACACAAAGGTTGTATTTTTTATATAAACGATAATAATGGCTTTACATATTTTAAAGAATCAGATAAAAAAGTAAAACCGAAAGCAAACAGAATAGTTTTATTTGACCCAAGTATTGAACATAAAAGTTCAAGATGTAGCGATAGTAAAATTAGAGTTAATATAAATATAAATTATTTTTAATGAGTTTTAAAAAAAATAAATACAAAGTAGTTAAAAAAGCAATACCAAAAGTATTAGCTCATTTTGTAGCAGATTATTTTTGTATTAAAAAAGAAGTAAATTTAACTATGCTTAAATTTAAATACATAAGTCCTTTTCAAACAGATCATGGATCGTGGAAAGATTCACAAGTACCCAACACTTATTCGCATTATTCAGATGTTGCTATGGAAACTTTATTACTAGGTTTACTTCCTAAAATGGAAAAAGAATCTGGTATGAAATTAGTGCCTACCTACTCCTATGCAAGAGTATATAAAAAAGGAGATATTCTTGAAAGACACAAAGATAGAAAAAGTTGTGAGATTTCTACTACCATTAATTTAGGTGGAGATAAGTGGCCAATATTTTTAGAGCCTTCTGGAAAAAATAATCAAAAGGGAGTTAAGGTAAATTTAAATGCAGGGGACATGTTAATGTACAAAGGGTGTGAACTAGAACATTGGAGAGAACCTTTTGAAGGTGAGATGTGTGTGCAAGTTTTTTTACACTATAATAAAAAAGGTAAGAACTCAAACGAGTTTGATGGAAGACCTCATTTAGGACTACCTAATTGGTTTAAAGGTAGAACATATGAACAAGAATAATATTAATTCACTAAAAGAAAAGTTTAAAAAATATTTAAAAAAAATTAACTATCCTAAAAAATTTGAAGGATGGCACATTAAAGGAATGTTAAAAAACAATTCTAATAATATATATAAATTCGACGTGTCTGATCTTATTAGAAAAGATGGCAACTATCATGAAAAAATAGGTAACTTTAAAAGTAAAGCAGAAAAAATGGTTTTTAGTTTTAAAAATAAATGGGTCATATTAGATATAGAGGAATTACACACTTATATAAAAGACAATAAATTAAAAGATGTTAACTTAGATGAGTTAATAAAAAATCTTGAATGGAATATTATAGTAAAAAAATGAGCATTAAAGTTCATAATAATTTTTTTGAAAATGATCACTCACAACAAATTTACAATTTTGTAATTAACTCTTATTATAAAATAGGTTGGGTAGATAGTGATGAACCACAACACAGAGCTTACCCTAATATACATAGTGAATATAGTGAAAAAGATTTAGATAGAATAAAAATATTAAATCCTGTTTTAAAAATATTAAAGTTACCTAAAGAAAGTTTTTATAAGTGTGTGGTTAATTTAACTAAACCTTTGGATGTGAATTTTATTCATGTGCATCCAAATAGTGTGGTTGCTTTATATTATGCAAATTTTACATGGAATTCAGAATGGGGTGGAGAAACTATATTTTACAAAAAAGACAGAAAAACAATTAGTCTAGCTAATCCATATACTCCTAATCAATTAATAATTTTTGATGGCAAAATACCACACACTATAAAATCTCAAAATTTAATTGGACCTTCTTACCGTTTTACAATAAGTTTATTTTTTAATAAAAAATGAAAGAATATAAATTACCACTAGATAGTTTTATAGGAGGATGGTTTATCGATAAAACTGTTTGTGATGACATTGTAAAATATTTTAAAGGCACTCCTAATAAATTTAAAAACAAAGGACATGTGTATAATTCTGGTGAAAGAAAAATAAATAAAAAAATAAAAGATTCTTTAGATCTACCAATAAGCAAAAAACAATTTTTGCCTCCGTTTAATAATTATCGAAAAGAATTGCAAGATTGTTTAGAAAAGTATTTAGTTAGATATCCAGAATCTAATGGACTAGAAAGATTTAATATTAACGATGATTACAATATACAGCATTACAAACCTAACGGAGGCTTTAAACAATGGCATTGTGAAAGAGGAGGTTTATTAGATGTAAAAAGAATTTTAGTTTTTATGACATTTTTAAATAATGCTACTGGTGGTGGGACTATGTTTAAATATCAAAAATTAACTATACCCGCAAAAAAAGGTTTAACTTTAATATGGCCCACAGATTTCACACACACTCACAAAGGACAAATATCTAAAACCCACGAAAAATATATCATAACTGGGTGGTATTCATTTAACGGCTAGACATCTGTTTTTATTGCTGTTAAAACAACAAAAAACCTTATAATAAAACAACTATGTTACAAAAGATAGGATTTGCACCCGGAATAAACAAACAAGTCACAGAAACTGGAGCAGAGGGTCAGTGGGTTGATTGTGATAATGTTAGATTTAGATATGGCACACCTGAAAAAATAGGTGGTTGGAAACAATTAGGGGGCACAAATGATTTAACAGGAGCAGGAAGAGGTTTACATCATTTCGTTAGTTCTACCTCAATTAAATATTCTATTATTGGAACAAACAGAATATTGTATGTTTATTCTGGAGGTGTGTTTTATGACATACACCCTATTAAAACTACAACAACTCTTTCTAATGCTTTTAGCACGACCAACGGATCACCAACTGTTACATTAACTTTTAGTGGTTCGCATGGTATTGATGCTGGAGATATATTATTATTAGATAATTTTTCTACAATTACAGGATCTAATTTTAGTGCGTCTGATTTTGATGATAAAAAATTTATGGTAGCGTCTGTTCCATCAGCTACCACATTAACTATTACAATGCCATCAAATGAATCAGGATCTGGTGCAACAACATCAGGTGGTGTACGAGTTCAACATTATTACCCTGTAGGACCAGCAGTTCAAGCGAAAGGTTTTGGTTGGTCTCTTGGAACTTGGGGTGGAGAAGAAATTGGAGCAGCTACAACCACTTTAAATGGTGCTTTAGGTGATAACGCTTTTGGAACAGGGGGTTCAGGAACTTCTATTACAGTTGCTGATTCTTCACAGTTTCCAAGTTCAGGTACAAATTTTATTCAAGTAGGCTCAGAAGAAATATCTTACACGGGTGTTTCTGGAAATAATTTAACAGGTATTACAAGAGCAGTGAGAGGAACTACAAGAGCTGCGCATAGTGACGGAGCAACTGTAACAAATTCAACTGACTATGTTGCATGGGGTGAGGCTGCATCAGGGGACTTAGTTCTTGAACCAGGAATGTGGTCATTAGATAATTTTGGTGATAAAGCTATATGTTTAATTCATGACAGTGCTGTTTTTGAATGGAACTCTGCCGCAACAAATGCAACAAACAATAGAGCTACAATTATATCTGGTGCACCAACCGCATCAAGACACATGGTTGTATCTACACCGGATCGTCACTTAGTATTTTTTGGAACAGAAACAACTATCGGAGACATTACTACACAAGATGATATGTTTATTAGATTTTCAGATCAAGAAGATATAAATACTTATACACCAACAGCAACGAATACAGCTGGTACACAAAGATTGGCCGACGGATCACAGATCAGAGGAGCAATCAGAGGTCGTGATGCTATCTATGTCTGGACTGACACAGCATTGTTCACACAACGTTTTGTTGGTCAACCATTTACATTTGCGTTTGCACAAGTTGGAACCAACTGTGGACTTCTTGGACAAAATGCATGTGTAGAAGTAGATGGTGCTGCGTACTGGATGTCAGAAAATGGTTTCTTTAGATATGCTGGTAAATTAGAATCATTACCATGTTTAGTAGAAGATCATGTTTACAATGACATTAACATTGATTCTGGTAATCAAATGATATCTGCAGGATTAAATAATTTATTTGGTGAAGTAATATGGTTTTATCCAACTTCTACGTCTTCTGTTGTAAATAAAATGGTTGCATATAATTATTTTGATTCATCACCACAAAGACCTGTATGGACTGTAGGAACTTTAGCTAGAACAATGTGGAGAGACTCTGCTGTATTTGGTTTACCACACGCTTTATTTTACGAAGCAGGTGATGACGCATCTTTTGATGTCGTGGGAAACACGGAAGGTAAAACAACATACTATGAACATGAAACAGGGACTGATCAAATTAGAGGTGGTACAACAACTGCAATTACTGCTAACATATTATCTGGAGATTTTGATATAAGTCAAAGAAGAAGTGCGTTAGGGCAAACAACTGGTATGGCTGATCTTAGAGGAGATGGTGAATTTATGATGAAGATAAGAAGATTTATACCTGACTTTATATCGCAAACCGGTGATACAAGAATTACATTTAATATAAGAAATTTTCCAAGTGATACAGCTGCAAGTTCATCTCTTGGACCATTTACCATAACATCTAGCACACAAAAAGTAGACACACGTGCAAGAGGAAGAGCTATCGCATTAAAAGTAGAAAACACATCAACAAGTCAAAGTTGGAAGTTAGGGACTTTTAGATTAGACATACAACCAGATGGGAGAAGATAATGCCACTAACAAAAAAAGGTAAAAAAATAATGAGATCTATGAAAAAACAATATGGTAAAAAAAGAGGAGAACAAGTTTTTTATGCAACTAAAAACAAAGGTAAAATTAAAGGAGTTAAAAAAGCATAATGGCAAAGATAGTACAAGTATTAACTAGACCTGCACCTGAATATGATTTAGGTACAGCAGAAGCACAAGTAAGAGACCTTGATGCGATTGTAGAAAAATTAAATACTACGTTTCAAGAGGAATTAAAAGATGAGGTAGAAGCACAAAACTTCTTTTTAAATTAATGGCAAATAGTTTTATAAATAAAAAAGCAGATTTAACTACATCAGATTTAACCACACTATATACAGTGCCTAGTTTCAAAGCTGCTGTTGTAAAATCATTGTTAGTATCCGAGGACGCTGGATCAGGGACCACTATAACAATAACATTAGTAAATGCTAGTGGTACCATATTTAATTTATTTAAGGATAAAGCGATAGGGTCTAAGGCAACAACAGAATTGTTAACACAGCCTCTTGTAATGGAGGAAAGTGAAGTATTAAAAGTACAAGCTGCTGACGCGAATGAGCTGCACGTCATAGCCTCTATATTAGAAATACAGCCAAGAGAGGTAACAACATAATGGAAGTAATAAAACCAACAAAAGTAGAAACAACGTATAGACACAAAGAAACTGGAGAGCTTTTTAAGGAGAGAAAAGACTGGGAAGCTAAAGGTTATAAGGAAGAAGACATGGCTCAAGACGTAAATGTCGTAATGCCAAGTCTTGATTTATTTGGAGAAACAAAATAGAATAGTACGATGGCGATAACTAGAGCACAACAAGCAAAACAGATGTTACAAGACGGAGGACGTATTGGTTTAAGAGGTGGAAAAGATGCCTCTAAAGATGACTACAAAACACCATCTAGTAGTAGAAGAGGTATGTCTCCCGGTAGATCTATGGCTCAATTTGGTCATTCTGGTCATGCTGGAAAAAGTGAAAGAAAAGCTAAAGAAGATCAAAGACGAGGAATAGGTGTTTCAGATGATGCTCCTTCTTCAGCACAAAACCCTTATGCAGGGCACAGTCCAAAAGAAATACCAGCAGCTGATAAAAACAGAGATGGAAAAATAGGACCCATTGAAAGGTTTAATCAATATCAAGCAAAAAAACTTACTCCATTTAGAAAAAATACTTTAAGAAATTTAATGGATTATATTGGTAGTGGTAGAAAATTTGGAATTCCCGCTAAATCTATATTTACAGATTTAACAGGTAAAGGTTTAAATATGGCTGAAGAAGATTATTTAGGTCTTGAAAATGTTTCTCCTATACAATTACAGGCAATGTTTGGAACAGGTCCTAACAGTCCTGTTGGAACAATGGATGAAGAAAAAATAAGAAACATATCAAAAGTTTTAGGGCAAGATGTTGTAACTCAAGATGAGTTTGAACAATTTTATCCCAACATGAATCTACCACAAGAAACTAGTGGAGATGACACGCCAATGGATCCTTGTTTAGGACCCAACCCACCTGCATATTGTTTCGTAAACCAAGATCCAACAACACCAGAAACATCAACACCTACAAGAAATCTTGCAGGATTAACACCACGTATAGGTGGATCATTATATGATTT